GATCAACTCGATCTCTTGGCCTGAGCTAGTAGACGGCCCGCTGCTCGGCAACCCTTTGCCAGGGGTGTATTGTTCCCAACGTTTCTCGCCGCTGTTCCTGCGCACGCTGAGGGCGCGGGCGGTCGGCGCCAGCGGCACAGTCTCGCGGATGATCACCTCGCGCTCATCGTCGTACGAGTCCCAGTATTCGTAGTTGAGGGGGTCGATGTCCTTCCAGCTAAACGGAAATGGGCTCGACTTGACGTGCTTCTCCACCCGCTTGAGATACGGATCGGCCTCTTCCTCGTAATCACCCTGCTCGGTCTGATTGCGCCGCGGGAATGGTGACCACGCTGCCGGCAGCCAGCCATACTGGCATACGGCCATCCCGTCGGCGACCGCGGCGTCCATCAGCATCCGAAATGTCCGGCGATGTGCAGCCTGCTCCATTTTGATGTGCGCAGCCGGCAGCCATTTCTCAATGAGCGAACTGTTATCCTTGTCGCGCTCGCGTTGCCCCATGAGCGGCCGGGCGAACGTAAAATAATTGACGGTGAGGGTAGCGGTGATCCTTTGGATCATATCGGCGAGAATCGGAGTCCGGACGATCTTGGCGGTAGTTTGGTAGTCCTTGGGCACGTCGATCGGGTGGAGGAGGGCACGAAGCAGGCGCATCTCGCGGATCATCTTTTTTTGCGCGCTGAACACGCCGCGGGTGTACTCGGCCAGTTCGAGTGTGTAGGCGCCCTGATCGTCCTGTGCCATAATTCTCCCCAAACAAAAACGGCGCCCCGACTTGGGCGCCGTCTGTGTGTGCAGATAGGCTGGATGCTAGTTTCAATCCCCATCCTTCCGCGGAAGGATGCAACGCGCGTTGGCAGACTGCTAGAATCTACTATACGCTAGTCTGGACGCTGTGTAAAGAGACTACTCCTCACCACAAACCCGAGTGACGCGGCAGACTCCATCCCTGTCCAACATCTCGACATAGCACATCATGCAGAAGTGGGCTGTAGGTAGGCCGCTAATCTGAATGTGCATAGTCGCCTCGTGTTGGCCATGCTGGGGGCATTCCCAGTGGTCTGGTTCATCGGCAAATACGATACGCTGTGAGCGGCGCGATAACTCGATCAACTCTACGATCTCATCTGGCAGGTCTGGCTCCTGTATTATCTCCATCTCAGATTTGATTTCTGTGGTCATCTCGCCTGTCCCTAAGCTGCCAGAGTGCCTCGTCAATAGCTGATTGCGCCTTCCCGATGTAGGTGGCGGCTAAGTTGTTGATCGGCTCCACCTCGGCGCAAAGCGTGACTAGGCAGTCGCGCATGCCCCTCAACTCAGATGCGATTTCGATTACTCGGCCTATGTTCATCCAGCCTTTCCCTCCAACCAGTCCACCAAACATAGCCGTACCTCACCACCTGCGCCGCAATGTAGCTGGAGCTGGCCCGTCCGCATAGCGTTGATCCTCTCCTCATAGCACACGATCAGCGCCACTATAGCGGCGGCGCGGCCAGTTAGTTGGTGCTTAGAGCCGATATCTACGATGGCGAGGGATGGTATCATCACCCGCTCCACTGGGCATTAACCGAGATCGGCAGCGCGCCCCGCGGCCTGTAGTACCTGCGCATCTGCCACGCGATCATATGGGCGATCACGATATCATCGTGTGTATTGCTCTGCGCCCCGGTGCTGCCGTCTCCGTGCTGCACGTAGGATAGACATTGATCCCACAGCCGCTTGTCGTAGCTCGTCACGTCCTGTGCCATGATGGCGGCACCGTAGTCGCTCTCGAGCTGGGGTTTGCTCTTGGCTGTAGTCCGCCAGCCAAGAATGGCGTTAGCGTGTTTGCCCTCACGCCTCGCCCGCAATACCTGTTCCGGCGACACTTCCCAGTGGAGGTTGGGGTAGCCAAGCTCCTTGAGTTTGGTCAGCACCGTCAGGCCGTGGTTGTTGCGCTCGACGGCCAGATAGGGAAATCCGTACTGTTTGCCCAGTTCGTGGCAATACCCCGCGAAAACATCAGGCGGCCACTGACCATGTAACGATGCCACATGTTTGCCTGAGCGGTATTCGAGGATAGCCATGTGCGAGTAATCCAATCGATCGTTTCCAACGTCAATCCCTTCTGCCACATCGGCACCGGCCACGTACTGAGTAGCGACCACCGGCTTCACCCAAATGCTGATCGCACCATTCTGAGCCGTGACGGCCGGCACCCGGCAGCCGGCGAGGTATTCGATAATAGCCGCTTTGTCGAAGACGCAGTTGCCGGAAGCGATGAACGATTCCTGATCGGTCTGAGGATACTCCTGCTCAACGGTTTTGCCCAATTTCGCCAGTTCGTCCTGTTTCTGAGCCCACCACGCGGCATCGTGTGTGGGATTGTCGCCGCGGCCGACAAACGTTTTGCGGTAGCCGTTGGCCGCATCCATCCAGTCCTCGTGGAAGTCGTTAAACCCATTCGCTGTGGACTCCTGAATCAACCATCCGCCCGCCACAAGGGCGCCAGAGATCGCGGCCTCCTCCTCGGCACTCCGTTCCCAAAACGCGCGCTCTGTTTTCAGCAGGTATTTGCAGCGCTCAGACCGACCGCCCCCCTGGGCCATTGCCTTGATGGTGCCGATGCCCTGTAACTCCAGTTCTGTCTCATTGTCCTTGATGAGCACCGGCCGTTCGCCGTCTGGTAAAGAGGTTAGGTATTGTTTTGCTATCTTAATGAGGTTCTTCGCATTGTCGTGGCGATCGGCCTTGATCAGGATGTTGCCGCCCTCGCTCAGCTGCCGCCAGCAGAAATAGCGGACGCATATTTCGGAGCTGCCAACGTCGCGACTCTTGAGGATCATTTCGCGGGGGGTGATATTATTGACGAACTCTCGTTGCCACTCGAACGGCACGAACGGTTGCACGCCGTGCTGGGTGCGGATGGTGGAGTGAGACTGCGAAGTCCAAAAGTCGGGGACGGTCAGAGGTGGGGCTAGATTTCGTTTCCCCAACTCGTCTAACACCAGCTTGCGGAACTTAGCTGGCGGCAGGGGTAATGCGACCGAGGACACGCTCAAGCGTTAATAACTCCTCGTCCGACAACTCTGATAGATTGGGCGTCCACTCTACCCGTTCACGTAGCATGCCATGCGTTTTGAACAGCAGTTCCACGGCCTTGAGACGCGCTTTCTGATCTGGTACTCGACCGAACTTCGCTTCTAGTGCATCGTCCAGCACCTTGGCCGCCTTGCCAAGCAGCTTACGAGTGTAGGATTTCGCTACGTGGACACCATCAGTAAATGCCGCCTCGTATTCCTGTGCGAACTCTGGTTGTTCCGCCTTCCAGTCCGCGATGCGCGTTGGGTGGATGCCTACCTGCTCCGCAGCCTCTTTGTCCGTTGCGGCAAGCAAGCGAGCGGCAATAAACTGCCATTGGATCGCCGTCAGGCCCAAAATTAGCAACTCCTAGCAGTTATTCCGCCCGCTCCACCGTCACTCGCAGCAACTCGCCCCGCCACAGTAGCAGTTTAAGCAGAGGTGCCACATTTGAATCGTCGACATCCAGTTTGATCCGTGCGCCGCCATCACCGCTGATCGTCAACGCCGATTGGAGTGGCGGGATACTGGCCAGGAATGTTACCTGCTCAGGCATCAATCAACGCCGTGCCGCAATCGCAATGACAACGGCCATGCTGATACCGAGCAGGCCGGCGACAAACAGTGCCAACAGAAACTGCTCAGGCAATGCCGCCCCGCATCGGTGCCCACTGTCTGGGATCGGCCGACACACACCATGTGGTGGAGCCATCCGCCTCCGTCCGCACGATACTCGCCTCCCCGTCCGTTTTACGACAATTGCCCATCGGCTCATCGGTGAAAAACCAGTTGGGGCAGCCGGTACAGGAGGCTGTCAATTCCCAGTCTGGCTCATAGACGATCTCTGCTTCGGCACTCGTCATTTGCCCTCCATTACGCCCACTCTACCACGCCGCCGTCCTGCCGTCAATACGTTCGGTTACGATGGTGCCAAAACTCGTATATTTGACGCCTAGCCTCCGTCCAGGCCAATGAGTTGGAGTGGGGGTATGCCCAATTCCTTGTCCGGCCATTTTCGCGCCCCTGTGCGGCCCTGTGGATGCGTTGTTTATGTCTAGTGTTAGGGGCTGAAATGACAATGAGCCCGCTGGCACCACAAACCTAAACGTTTCGCAACAATCGTGAAAGTGACACGCAAAGGTATTGTATTGTTGCCACCGATGCGTTATATTATTGATAGATCAGATGAGGAGGACGCAAATGGCGAAGCGAACAGTGACCCAGATACTCGGCACTGCTATTCTATTCGAGGACATCGAGCTGGCGCACTCGTTCTGCCGGCGCTCCGCCGACACGGTCGGATGCACCAAGTACACCGTCATGCTGGGTGAGGATGATGTCTCGCTAGTCGTGCCAAATCGGGATGCGGTCATACTGGCACGCGCGGGATACCAGTACGCCTAGCAGCCGGGTAGCACCGGCAAAAGGAGAGCGAGATGAAGGCCAGCGAAATCATCCAACTAGCGGAGTCCCTTATCTC